CTAGTCCTCCTGTTTCACATACTCCTACTAAGGTTACGTATATATCTCCTACAGCATCCATCATTTCAACTTTGTCTTCTGCCTGTATAGCTACTAATAGTTCCGTTACTTCTTCTAAGGACTTTAGCGCCTGTGTTTGTGGCGTACTATTTTTGGTAATACCCCTATCTTTAAACCATTGTTTAATATGTGGGTCGTATAAACTCATAGTAACTCCTCCATTAATGGAAATATCTTAGCAATCTCTCTGGCGCACGCTTGAGCTACTTCAATATGTTCAAGCTGAGTACCATTAGCACTTCTAAGCTCAATGTAGTGAACCCATGAACGAAGTGTGCCATTCATATAAAGTCTAGACATTGTATTACCTTCTGGCAATACTACGCGAGCCTGCTCTTTAGCTATACCATTATCAATAGCAAACTTATAAGCCTCTAGAGCTGTTTGGATAACTCTGTCCTGTTGCATACGCCACATTGCTGCTAGTCTACTATCTTCTGTACGAATAGAATTTTGTCTATTCTTAGTATCTTGTAGTCTAGACTCTCTTAACATAAACTTCATATCTTTAGTAGGGTCTGCATAGCGCTGACTAAACTCTTGAAATGAAAAGCTTCTATGTCTAAGCATCTGTCTACCAATATCTCTAGTAGTCTCTATTTCAATAGTAGCACTAACCATCTCTAAAGGAGACCAGTGCTTGTGCTTTATTAAATACTTAATTAACTGCTCATTAGTCTCCTTATTGAATTGGTTACTAGGGTTACTAACTCGTGCACAAAAGGCTATAAGGTCTTGGGCACTGTCTAATTCTTGCATACCTTCTGCAGGCATAGAGTGAGAGATAAGAGTAGCTTTAGTAAAGCTATCCCAAGTGTTAATAGGTGATCTTTTTTGCTTTATAGCAGAGGTAATTATCTTTTGATTATCATTTTCAAATAGTGGCATTACTTTGTCTCCTTGCAAGTTCTCTTTCTAAATACCATTTGGCTTTGGTAAGGTCTTCAATACCCCCATCTCTGTGTTTTTCATCTGCTCTCCAAACATACTTTATAACATTTCCTAAACAGAAATTCATATGTTCCGTAATTTGAATAGCACTGATCCCTGAGGGGTGTCTATTATAGTGGTCTGGGTTAATTTTATCCATTATATGCTACATGCTCCTGATTCACAATCACTAACGATTGTTTCTGATTTATTCTCTTTATCCTTAGTTCTAATGTAGTATAGACTCTTTAGTCCGTATTTCCATGCTGTAAGGATATCCCTTTTAACTCTATTGCTATCTAATATCTTATTAGGTAATTTGGTTAGGTCATACCATTGATTTGTACTCATACCTTGGTCAATGAACTTCTGTAGTACAGCCATAAGCTTAATGTACTCAGAAGAATTATTACCTGGCATACTCCATGCGCTCATATAATAAGGCTCTTTATCAAAACCTGGAATCAAACTCTTAACTGTGAAGTTACTGGCCTCAAAAGTATCTGTTGTACTTTGAATAGGATCAATACCTTGCGTTGAGTTGCTCACAAGTGATGAACTTGCAGTTGGAGGAATTGCACTAAGTGTTGTATTTCTTATTCCGTACTCCTTAGCCTCGTGTCTTAGAAGTTCCCAGTCACATAATAAATCATTAGGGTACAACTGGTCTACGTTAGTATTATATGTATCTACTGGCATAACTCCTTGAGAGTACAATGACTTATCAGAGTAGTAACAAGCACCCTTCTCTTTAGCCAAATTGATACTTGCTCTTACTAAGCCGTATTGGAATCGCTCTGCCCATTCATGCGTAAGCTTAAAGGCGGCTTGTGTGCCAAGTACAGCCTCATTTTTAGCTAAGAAGTGGGCGAAGTCGCTAATACCAATACCTAGGAACCTATAACCTTTAGTAGGCCATTCAGTAGCATCCATTGGGTACTCTTGGACGTCAATTAGGTTGTCTAAGAAGCGTACTAAAATACTTGTTAGCCCCTCTAACTCATCAATAGAGTCTAACTTACCAAAGTTTACACACCCTAAGATACATAGGGCAACCATACCATCATCTAAATCATACCAGTCTGTACTTAACTTAGTCTGCTTTAGACCTTCAAACATCACATCACGCGTTGGTAAGAAGATTTCACTACATAAATTGGTTTGGGTGATTTGCTCATCGAACATTCCTTGACGATTAACGTTGTCAATAAAATGAATGTAAATACGCCCAGTACCCACCCGTTCTTTAATAAGCTTATTAAATATCTCAGTTGCGGGTAACACCATTTTTCTAATACTTTCATCTTTTTCATATTCTTCATATACAGGGTCAAATAACTCCGGTTGCCCATACGTTGATAGTAGTAAAGGAACTTCTTCTGAGCTAAATAAAGTCCAATCGCCTTTTGCTAAGACACGCTTGAGAAATAAATCAGGTAGACCGATCGTGTAATCGATAAAACGAGCCCTATTTGTATTACTACCTTGATTATTTTTATACTCCAATACATCCATTATCTCCCAGTTAAATACAGGGTAGTTAACCACCGTAGCTCCAGAACGTAAGCTGTTCTGTGTGAACTGCTTACTAGCAGCTTCAATTGACTTGAGTAGGGGTAGAGCACCTGTGTGTTTTACTGTGTTATTCTTAACTGGCGCGAGTATGCCTCTAACTGGAGCCATATCCACTCCAATACCTGCTCTATTTGCTGTCATCAATGATAGAGCATACTCAGAAGCTAAAATAGACTCTGTACTGTCGCCCATTCGAAGTAAACAACAAGAGCTGAACATCTTCAACTGTGTACGAACGCCACTAATAATAGGTGTTGGTAGACTAATTTTATCATCTTTTAATGCATTGTACATATCAATAACTAAATCAATGCAATCTTCTTCAGTCGCAAAGATAGTCATAGCGATAAGCATAAACGTTTCTTGAATCATCTCTAGTCGTCTGTCCGTCTTAGCATCTTTTATTAGGTACTTGCTATCTAGCTGAACGATAGAAGAATAAGGACGAGCGAAATCATTATCATAGTCCATCTCCGACTCCAACATATCAATTTCTTCTTCAGAGTATAACTCTAAGATGATTGGATCATACAGCCCACAGTCTACGTTAGCTTTAATATAGTCAATAAAACGAGCAGGTTGAAAACTCCCATAACATTCTTTACGCATTTCTGTTACTAACAGTCTACCTGCAAAGATAGAGTAATCAGGAGTTTGAGGACTAATCTTCTCAGCTGCTGACTTAATTAGTGTCTGTTGAATATCAGAAGTCTTCATACCTTCAGCAAACTTGATATGCGCGTTAAGTGCTGTATCTGATACTGATACGTTTAATTCTCTACCTAAATCTTCCTTCTTACAGTTTTCTAGCATTTGATGGATTTTATCTAAATCCAACTCAGTGCTTTCTCCGTTCCTTTTAGTTATTAACATATCGCTCCAATAATTCGTTCAATTCTTTTACGTTGTCTTCTCCGATAGCTTCCTCACAGTATGTAAGTAAATCCATTAACTCATAGTTAGTTAAAATTCTATCCTCTGAAGCGTTTAAGTTTTTAATATATACATAGTTTCCAGGCAAAGGTATTTGGTCATAAATATCTAAAGCACTACCATATTCTCTTATTAAAGCATAAGCACGTTTTGCACCTACTCCCGAAACTCCTGGAACATTATCTCCCGTATCCCCCATTAAAGCTTTCATACTAATGAACTCTTCTGGAGTACAGTTATGTGTTTCTTCGAAGTTCTGTACTGTGGTTTCTTTTCTAGTTACATAAGAGAAACGAGATATAAAGTTGGTAATTAATAAGTCCCAGTCTTTATCTGAACTTACTAACCAACAATGCTCTAACTCATTATCATCAAACTTACTAGCAATATATGCTGCGATATCATCCGCTTCCACACCCTTAAACTTAACTACAGGGAAGACTTCTCCCACTAGTTTTAATGTTCTATCGTACTCTTGTATAAAAGCTGTGAAGGCATCTTTCTCTTCTTCAGTTTGTTTCTCCCTAAGTTTTGTTCTGTTACCTTTGTACTCCTTATCTACGGCAAGTCTATAACTCGATTTACCCCAGTCCGAAGTAACAATAACTTTAGCAGCGCTATAAGATTGTGCAAGAGATTGTATTAGTCTCAAGTAATCCGCTGCAAAGTTAGTAGACCCACTATGTTTATATCTAAAGGCTAGATTTAGCCCATCTACTACTAGTAGGTTGTCTCTTTCTTGTGCTGCTTTTAAATCGTTAAATTTCATTCATACTCCTTTTTAAATATACTGGAGGGCTTAGTTTCTAGCCACTTCTCAAATAAGTATATGTGTAATGTTGTTTCTTCATCTGGTTGAAAGATTAACTCTGGTGTAATCATTTCCCCTACTTCTGTTGCTATTAACCACTTGCCCCTATCTTTCTTAAATACTAATATAGGTTCCGCAGTCATCTCTTTGGCCTCTCTTACTGCTTGATCCCAAAACTTCTCTAACTGGGACTTTGTATCGTTTACTAGATTGCTGTGTATTTGGTCATCTTTATAAGACTTTACTTCAATACAATAGTAGTTAGAAGAGTTAGCTAAGTATACGTCTCCTTTGATGTGCCCTGCTCCAGATAAAGGAACTCGCTCCCACTTGTCTATCCCCGTGCGCTTTCTTAGTAAATCTCTAACTTTGTACTCTGCAGTTCTTCCTTTAGCTCTACTATCAACCATTTTCTAACCTCGATATATTGTTTTCTTTTGTGATATTAATTTTATTAAGCAATGGATGAGTGTACTCATGTGAAACAATAAACGTATTGATCTCGGTTTCATCAAGCAGTATCTCAACTAATTTTTCTTTTCCCGAGTCATCTAGGACTCCCATAACCTCATCTAAGATTAACAAATTTAGTTTAGATTTGGAAAGTATATTCATTACCTTTCTTATTCCAAGTAATGTAGCAGTGTTCACTCGGCCAAACTCCCCGCTGGATAGAGCCTCTATCTCAACTGCTCTACCTTCATCTATTATCTGAATATTCAACTTCTCACCTTTCAAATTGAAATTCAACTGAAATCTTCCAGCGGATAATTCTGCTAGGTACTTATTTATTTCATCCTCTAGATCTTTAACTAAAGACTCAATCTTATAAGCTATTAAACCGTTTGTACTAAAAGATTTCTTTAGTATATCTACTATAGTGGCTAACTCTCTTAACTCATCTAATTCTACAGTCTTAATACGTAGTTTTTCTTCAAAATCAGCAGTTTGCTCTAAAATCACGTCTATTTTGGTATTAAAAGCAGTTGCTTTTTCATTATGAGCTATTGCTTTTTTAATATCCTTGCGTACTTGTTGTATTGTTTCCTTCAAAACTACCATCTTAGTTTGTACGTTATCTCTATCTACTAACTTAGTACTTTTTGTACTATCTACCAAGTTGTTTAAGTTTTCGAAGTCTGCTACTACTTTTTGGTGAGTGCGGTATGCTAATAACCCCGCTTTGGCACTTGTAACTATATCTTCAACTTCTTCAATACGTAACGTATTACTACTAATAACTTCTTTAGCTTTGGAGATTAAATCTGTAATAAACTTTTCATCTACCGACTGCATACACATAGGGCACTGAGAGTCTAGTTTTGATAGTTTTGTAATCAAAGCCTTCTTAGCAGTAGACTGCGAGGTTAGAGAACCTTTCTCTTGGACCTCTGAGTCCGTGGACTCAGGTTTGTCCACCTGCCTAATTACTTCATCAATATCAACATTTTTAAGCATTTTCATATACTCATTATTCTTATTAATATCTTTATTTATTTGCTCTGCGTTATCGTACTCACCTTTTAGTTTAGCGTACTCTTCTACTTCTTTAGCAGCATCTTCGGGAACATCTAGTATATTCATAGGAGTAGTATCTTCTAAAGCGTTTTCTGCTAACCAATTATCAATAACAGAACAACTTGCTTCAATAGCTACTAAAGATGAATTGTACTCTTTGTGCTTATCTTTAAATAACTCGAATAATTCAATATACTTATCCAAACCTAGTAACGCTATTAAAAATTTCTTTCTATTAGTATCGGTAGCTTTTAGAAACTCTAAGTTAGAAGAAGCACTTTGATAGAATAGTTGTGAAAACGTCTTATAGTTTAAACCTAATATGTTTTCAATAGTTTTGTATGTAGCTGTAGTAGTATGACTACTAATATCAGTACCATTTTTGGCTATTTTCAAAGAGATACTAGACTTTCTATTTAGTACTATTTCGTACTTATCTTTATCAACGTTGAATTTTAGTTCTATATGGTAACCTGCATCTAAGTATCTGTTAGGAATATCCTGCTTTTTAATACCTTTATTATTCTTTCCATATAATACTTCTTCAAGTATCAAAGGAATACTACTTTTACCAGTACCATTTGTACCTATTAGCTGAGTAACTGCTGAATCATCAAAGTTAATTGAATTATCCTTTCCGTAGGAAAAACAGTTATCCCACTTAAGCGTCTTTAGATAAATCATTAAATACTCCTAGTATGCTTTCTATTTTTGTAATATCTAGACTTTGTACATTCTGTAGGTACTCGAATAACTCTTCTTCTAAAGACATATCTTTTAGATTAAGAGTAGCTTCACTATTCCTATTAACAATTTTCTTATCTAGTAATTCATTATCGAGGTTTAATCCTGCTAGTGATAATAAATCTCCTGTAACTTCATAAATGGTGTGGTGAAAGTCTGTCTTCACCATATCTTTTTCATTATCTACTGTTACTCGTAGTAATTGTGGTAGTTCTAAATCAATCCACTTGTAATCCAAAGTTTCAGAGTCTAAAATAAGTACTCCTGCTTGAACTTCTTTTCGATGAAATGATGTAGTTAAAGGACTACCTGGGTATACTATATTTCTTTGACTATTTGAGTGGGCGTGTAAGTCCCCTGCAAATACTTTATCCCAATGCTCTAAAATTTCTAAATTGATCTCTGGGGATACGTGTGGAGGGATCTCGCCCCGTACGTGGGTGTATAAAATTTGATTACTAAAATCTTTTGTTTTAAAAGTTTTTAGTTCTGTGTATGGAATGAAATCCATATTATGTATAGAACAACTACTTGTTATAATCTTTACCAAAGGGTTTAGACCATTAACTACTGTTTGCAGTTGGGTTAGAAAGGTGTGCCCTTTCTTAGTTGCTTCGTGGTTTCCGTCAAAGATAATTGTTTCAATAGTACAACCTTTCACATATTCAAAGAATAATTCTAATTCTTCTAGATTAGGTACTTTATCGAATACGTCTCCGCCCACAACGTTTAAATCAACGTCTTTTTCTAGTTCGTGTAACTTTTTGAACATTGAGTGAAATCGGTTTTTCTGCCATTCTCTTGGTACATTCTTTTGTCCCAATTTAATATGCCAGTCCGCCGAGAATAATACTTTCATATTTTCCTCCTAAAATTAAAAAAGGGACGCAATAATACGTCCCTTTCTAAAGCAGTAACTATTAACCTAAATCCTCTGCAGATTCAAACTCCTTTGTTACTTCAGCTGCTACTTCATCAGTGTTGCCTAAGATATTTTGTTCAATGAAAATCTTTTGCTCATCCGAAGTAGGGCGAACTACGATTTTGTCAATCGGCTTTAACTCTGCGATTAACTCGTTGTCTGCTTCACTAAGTGGAGTGGCTTTGATTTTCATTTGCTTAACTGTGTACTCTACGTTAAATGCTAATGGTCCAGTCTTCTTACGGTTTACCGTAATATCCCAACCAGTAGCTGTATCTGTAGGGTCACCTAACTCTTCTGCAACAGTTAGGATTTGCTCAAACATCTTTTTCTTTAGATTAAGAAGTTTTAGCTTACCGTCTGCGCGATCGATAGCCATTACTGCGTATGCCCAAGAACACTTAAGTTCTGGAAAGTAGTGACGAACCCAGTCTTTCTCTAAGTTCTTAAAAGATTCAGACTCTCTATCGAAACCTAAACATTCCATTGGAAGGTTTTTATCGTTAGAACCTTGTACCCAGTAATTGTAGCGTGCTACAATGTCTCCAACCATTCTAAAAGTATTATCTCCATCAACTAATGTTAATAGTTCTGCTCCGCCTTTCTTTGCTTTACCGTTGATTTTTTTAAAGTTAATTGCCATTTTGTGTTTCCTCGTATTTAAATTGTATTGTATTTCCTACTATCTCTAGTAGTCCGTTTTGTTGTATATATTTTTCATGTATATCAGCATGTAAAAGCGGTAAAATTGCTTTACCTTCTAAACGATAAGTCGCATAATTCCTTAGGCTAGCTAAGTGAATATACATTATAACATCTGATTCACTATAGGAGTCTAAAGACTCTAATAGTTCCTCGGGGTTTAAAATAAAACTATCTCCTTGTATTCCTTTTAGATTTAAATCTCTTAGGTACTTGCCCCATTTTGTGGGTACAACACCTCTCGTTAGTAAATACATTAAAGCTAGTACAACCTTGGGCTTACCACCCGCGCATTGCTTAACTTTTTTCCAATTATATTTTATCATTTATCAAAGCATATTATACCAAAGTTTGACCATTTTGTCAAGTAATATTTTTAAGTTAGGTTATGCATTTTATAACCCAATTTTAGGTATAATCCCGCTCGTGCAGTAGCCTGGTTATTAGCAGTAGAACCTTTCAGGTTCAAGTCAATAACTTCTGGTGTCTTCTTACCCTCTTTTATTCTAATAATTCTACCTATGAGTTGTGTTAACATAGGTTCATTATTAATAGGTGTTGCAAGAATTAAGCATGAGAGAGAGTTTAATGAAATACCCTCTGAAAAAATACTAATACTACCACATAAAATATCTTTATCTGTGTCAATAGATTTCAACATCTCGTCTCTATTCTCTGTCTTGCCCGTTATAGTCATAGCATTAGAACCACATAATTCCGATATATCTTCTAGGAATTGTACTCTATCTGCTACTACTAATACTTTATGTCCTTTTATTGCCTGTGTTTGGGCAACATCAGCGACTAATTTTTTATAATCCGCCCTAGCTACTAGATCATTTACTCTAATAGCCCACGGAATGTTTCTATTACTACTAAAGAATATACCTGTATTTAGTATAAATATTTCGGGCTTCATTGAGTTCTCAACCGGAGGCTGAAACAATGTAAATCCAAAGTAGTCTTTTAATACTACGTGCCTATTATCTTTTCTCTGCAGTGTGCCAGATAGGCCTATTTTTACTGTTGCTTTTATTTTATTTAGTACATCAGTAAAAGTTGCTGCAGGGGTATGGTGACACTCGTCTACTAGTATAGTACCAAAGGCTTCTATTAGTTTTGGTACTCTCTTTCGTATAGTCTGAATATTACCTAAAACGATAGGAGTGTCTATTTCAAACTTACCAGAGCCAATAATTCCCGGCTTAAAACCAAAGCATTTCTCCACTTCCTTAGCCCATTGGTCTCTTAATGCTATGGTATGTACAATGACTAATGTTTTGTACCCCATCTTGGCAGCGATTGCTAAACCTAGAAAGGTTTTTCCATAACTAACTGGAGCATTAATTAAACAAGAGCCTGTTACTTCATCATATATCTTTTGTTGGCTGGGTCTTAAAGTAAACTTGAACTTAGGGAAATTAGCCTTAAGTTTTATTTGTTTATCTACTATCGTATAGTCACTAGGAATTAAGTCTGCTCTGCCACTAGGTATAGAGTATAAGTCTTTATTAATTCTAATAGCGTTTCTAATTATTAAAACATTAGAGTCTAAAGGATTACCAGTTTTTTGTTCTATCTCATATGTTAAAGTTCTTTCTAGTATTTCTACTAAGTCATCATTTACATTAAGATATATTCTATTACTAAGAACTGCTTTATTTATACTTTTCGCCATGAGTCCTCCTTCTTCTTCTGTGATACTTCGTACAGTATGTAACCTCCATCAATCTGTAGTAGTCCTGCATAGGCATACACATTAGGTATTTCCTGTGCCATAATGAAAGGGGAGTTTATACCTCTTACTAAAATCTTTGTGCTACCAAAAGGTAGTCTTATTAACTCAGCTATCTGTCTGTACATGAGCCTCGCCTTTCTAGTCTTTACATATTTGAATATCGTACCCTCATCATCTATAAAAACCTTCTTAGTACTCATAATTACATCTTTGGCAGTACATATGCTCTTAAGTAACGGATATTTGAACTTTTTCAATCGTAGTCGGCGCTCACCTAAATTTTCCCCCTCTAAGTTTCGGTCATCTATAATATACATTTTGTACTGAGTATATACTTTGACCACTCCATTAATATCAGTTATCTTTGTATACCCTCTTAAAGGGTATACAGGGTACTTAATGTTTTCTAAAGGTTTTCCAATCATCCCCAAACTTCTTCTGGGTCAGTAAATGAGTAATCGTCTCCAATTTCAATATCAATCCCCACAGGCGTACCAGGAATACTTACTCCTCGGTCTAACTGTGTCAATTCTGCTAACTTAGCATTATACTCATTTAACTCATCTTCTGGAACTTCTGCTAATACCGAGTCATGTACTAAAGCAAATATCTTAGCTTTCATACCACGCTCTTTAATATAGTTTTGCATATCAATAGCGGCTAATAGGTTAATATCGGAAGCTACTGATTGGATTAAGAAGTTTACTGCACTTCGTACTTCGTGACCTACTACTGCTCTATCCGTGGATATAACATTAGGAACTCTACGCTTTCTTCCTAGTGCACTATAGATAAACTGGTTCTGCTTGATTGCTCTCTGCGACTCATCTAACCAACTCTTTAGCCTATGGAATGTTTCAAAGTAGTCCTTAATAGCGTCTTTAGCTTCTCCCAAACTAACTCCAGCAGTTTCCGCAACTTTCTGCGGTCCGGAACCATATAAGATACCAAACGAAATAGCTTTAGCAGCTTGACGCTTTTTCTTAAACTTTTTGGATACTTCTTCAACTGCACAAGGTAGTTGGAAGATTCTATGTGCCATTGAACTATGGAAGTCTCCTCCACTGATAAATACATCTTGTAGTGCTTTATCCCCCGATAGAATTGCAGCTACATACATTTCTGCTGTTGCTAAATCCTGGGATACAATCTTGTACCCTGGGCGTGCTTTAATACACGACTTAACAATCTTGTTATCTCTAGGTAGTTGCTGCATGTTAAGCTTACCGCTTGAACTCAGACGTCCCGAGGTTGTAGATGTTAAGTTAAATCCTGTTCTTAGTCTTTTATCTGCATCAAGTGCGGGGATAATCTTATCTAAGTATGTGTTTTTAATCTTACTAGCTCTACGAATACCCAAGATAGCTCCAGGTAGCTCGTGTTCTTTAGATAGAATTTCCAAGACTTCCGCATCCGTACTAATTGCTCCAGTACCGGTCTTCTTTCCCGGTACGGGTACTAGACCCAATATGTCAAAAAGAAGAACTCTTAATTGCATAGGAGAATTAGGGTTAAATATTTTGCTTTGGTTTTCCTCAAACTTATGTACTTCCTCGTAGGAGTATAAGTTATCCTGTAGTACCTTAATTTGTTCTGCCATTTTAGTTTGGCCTTTTACTAGTCTATCTTTATCAAAAGGTACTCCGTTATCTTCCATCTCTTTTAAGAAACGCATACCTGGGATAAGAATATCATTATAGACTTTCTTTAGTTTAGGGCTTTTATCAATAATTGGTTTGAACTTAAAATATAGTTCAATAGTTGCTGCTGTATCAATCGCAGCGTACTTAGATAGGATATCAAATGGGATTAAGTCATATGTAAAATCCATCTGCTTAATCTTATGAGTTTTACAGTAATCTGATCTAAACTCTGTTAATGCTTTATCATAGTCCCCTAAGTGTTTACAATACTTCATAGCCAAAGCTTTTAGTCCGTGAGTACCTGGGGTTTCATCTAAGTTATAATGCATAATCATTGTGTCATCAACTTTAGGAAACTTAAAGTTAAAGTGGTACTCAAGCATATGTAAGTCAAACTTAGCATTATGCATAACTACTGTGTACTTAATGAATAATTGTTGTAATAATGACTCTAATTCTTCATCAATACAATCTGTTGAAATGTACACACCTTGGTCTACTTTATGTGATAAAGATATCCCAAGAACATAACCGTCTCTAGGATACAATGAAGTAGTCTCTGTATCCACTGCAATTGCATCAATATCTGTCATATCTAATACCATTTGACAGTATTCTTTAGCACGAACTTCATCTTCGATACCTTCATACTCCCCATCTACTACTTCATCTACTATACCCGCAACATGCCTACTAATCTTCTTAGCTGCTTGTGCAAATGCTGGTTTACCTTCTGGTTTAAAAGAAAGCATACCTGGGTTAATCATAGGTAAGAACTTACCGTCTACTAATTGTCCTTGATATTGAGTAACTGAAGTAATTTTAGCATAGTTCTTAGCTGCTTCAGAGCCTACAAGTAATACAAAGTCATAGTCGTCAAGATTTACTTCTAAAGTAATATCTTTCTTTAATAGTTTCTTAATTTTAGTATCTGACATATGTAAGTTATCAAACTCAAAGTCAAAGTATGTGCTATAGTTAGTGTTAGAGGGGGCTTTGTCGATAATTGCTACTTTCATTTTTTATTTTCCTTTTTTTGATTTTATAATGTATATTATACAGAAATTTTAAGTTTTTGTCAAGAATTATTTTTATCGTACACCAACTCTTTCAAGGCTAAAACATCCTCTTCAGATAGATCGCCTGGGTCTACCCCATTGGGTAGGTTTATTATTTCTGTTAAATATTCTTTATTTATTTCTTTTTCCAGCTTCTTAGCTGCTACTTGCCCTGCGGCATCTCCGTCAAATAAAATATATACTTTATTTAGACCTAATAATTTGAAAGGGTCTAGTTTTTCTTCCCAGCTTTTTAGTAGTGTTTGAGTACCAAAGGCACACACTGCGTTGGAAAGTCCTTTATCCTGTAGATTGAGCATATCAAATATACCCTCAACCAAAATTATCGACCCTTGTAACATTTTTGGCTTACTTGGGAATAAAGGAGGCGATACTTTAGGTGGAGTTAGCATATACTTAGGGTTAACATTGCTGTGCATGTGTCTACCTATGAATATGATTATCTCACCTAAGATATCTCGGATAGGAAATACTATCCGGTGTTCGAAGTCTTTATGTGTAAAGGCTTCAAAACGGTTTAATGTTTCTACAGATATATCTCTAAAAGATTCTGTAAAAGGTACTGAGCCTATTGGCATCGAAATGTCTGCAGCTAGTAACTTAGAGATTTTCTTTTTTATATTCTGTATTCTAACATCTTTTAGGTCATTAACTAACCCAAAGTGTTTAAAGATAGAACCCTTAAACCCACAACTAAAACAGTGAAAAGCACCTGTAATCTTATCGATACGCATGGAAGGTGTTCCATCCTCATGCTCAGGGTTTAGACACTTTACTACAAGGTCTCCTCCCTGACTAGAGAATTGTACACTTCTTTCACTTAATACTTCTTCTGCGTTCATAATTTAATAAGATAGGTCGTCTGACATTTTGTTTAATTGTTTAGCTTTAGGGGCTTTTCTTTTAGTAGTTGTACCCCCTTCTTTATCAGTAAAAGGTACATCTACTGGAGAAATCTTCAATGATTGCCAACTAATCGTACTAGAGAAGTTCATTGGGGTTCCATTTCTCATTTTTGTGGTTTCGAAACTAAAGATACCTGTTTCATGTTCTTGAGGTTTAAGAATGAAAGCTCTATCAGCCGCGTCCAATATACCTTTAGAGTATCTTGCTTCACCAGTTGCATCGATTTGGTAAGGGGCAACTATACATACATTATGTTTTCTCGCTAAGTTCTTTAACTCTTTACTTAGCGTAAGTTGTGTTTGCCAATTATACATATCCTCTGCAACAATCTGGTTTACATAGTCTACAACTACTAGTTTTAGCTTATCGCCAAACTGTGCTTTGAAGTTCTGTAAATGTAAATCAATATTAGGTACAGTCAATCTCTGGTCATCAATGATAACCATTTGATTGTCTGGCTTTAGTAACTTTTCGTGGTTTAACTTCCTCTCAAACTTATCGAAGTCCTTATGTACTAAGTAATCTTTTAATACGTCTTGAGAGTCTACAAACATTTCTGCTCGGTGATGAGCTAGGTTCATCATATCTCTTTCTGAACTTTGACCTCTCATTAAGTTTGTATTGTTCACATCAGCAAGTATACTCATAGTTCTAGAGAATACTTCTTGCGCTCTCATTTCAATACTAAAGTAGACACTTGAATTGCCCATTAGATACTGATTAACCATAAGGTTTGTACTTACTACGGATTTACCTGAACCTCGGTAACCTCCAAGTAATACTAATTCTTGAGGAGCACAGCCACCTAAAGCTGAGTCGTACTTATTATTAAGTCCCATAGGGAATAATTGCTCGGACTCCTCAATATTAAATAAGTTCATGTCTGCCATAGTGGCAATCTTTTCACTTGTGTGAGTCTTTTCATCAAGATACATAAGTATGTGAGCAATCTCATCTTTTACTTCATCAGTATCCATCATTGTAACTCTATCTACAAATTTATCAATCTGTAGCAAGGCTTCATTTTGTGAGAACTCATTAATCAATGCTTCAATAGCAAGGTCTAAGTCTACCTCAGGAGTTTCTAACTCTTCTAATGCCTTTAGGCCTCGTTTAAGAGGTCCATCCCTAGTTAGTATTAATAAATCCTCAAAACTAGGAATTTCTTGGTGTTTTAAATAGTGCTTATTAATAGCACTATAAATAGATGTGTGAGAAGACCCGAAAAATGCTGATTTTAATCGTGTCCAACCATCAAGACTCCTTTCTTCTAGGAGCTTATGCAGGACGATACTTCCTATATCCGCCATATTACTATCCTAGTTTAGCTTCATTATCAATAATAACTCGGTTTAATTCAATCTCTAGTTTTTCTAAGATTTCGTCTCTGAGAACCGCCAGCTTAGTCTTATACATAGCTCCTGCGTCGTGGTATAACTCTATTTGCTCTTGGGTTATTAACCCCTGTATGCCAAAATAGATATACGCGTTAGCAGTATCATATGTGGGAGCTACCTTTACAGTAGTGCCCGGTCCGAAGTAGTTAAGATTAGTACTTACCACTTCCTCTGGGACTAAGCTGTCCATGTCCTCATATTCTACTGTTATTTTCATACGTTTCTCCAAAGAATAAAAAAGGGATGGGTATTGCTACCTATCCCTTAAAGCTGTTGAGTAAGCGGGGACTACTTATGCAGTAGCGCGCTTAGCGGCAGCAGCAGCAGATTTCTTAGCACCATCATAGTTAGAGCAAGAAATACCGCGGTGTGTCAACATTGTTTTAACGCCACGTACTGTTTTGCCAATCGCATCAGCGATATCTTCAACAGACATGTCAGAAACACTGCCAAGAGCTTCTAAAGCGTCGGTCTTCACTTTAGCGTGTGACTCACGCTGCTTAGGCATAGAAACGCCGTGAGTTCTAGAAAGACTAAGAGCCTTTCCACGGATAGAGTTAATGCTTTTACCTAAAGCATCAGCAATATCCTCAACGAAGTCACCATTACCGATCATTTCTAATACAGTAGCTTCTTCGCTGTCTGAGTAAGTACGTGCAGCAGCTTCACGTACTGTTGGTTTAACTGCTTCAGTTAATTCCATAGACAATAACTTGCCTTGAATTGACTTAGGGCTAAACTCACCCTCAAATACCATCGCAGCGATTTCGCCGTAAGTATAACGACCAGAATTGTCATTAACAAACTCTGCTAACTCAGATTCCTGAGCTTCAGTATATGCGCGTGTGTTAGCTTTAGCAGCTAATTCTACTTCGTAACCCATCTTGCGTAACTTAGAAGAAATACTACGTGGAGTAGTCTCTAATGTTACCGCAGTACTAATTACTGTAGCTTGTGTTACTGGTAACTTGTCGCCTACCAGTTTTGTTAGTGTGTCAGTACGTTCGTCTGTCCACTTTGGGATAGAATTTGCCATTCTTTAATCTCCTATAAGTTGTTTAATTGTTGTAATGTCTATATTTAGACTTTCGGCTTTTGTTCGTTTACTTGATTGTCTACCCTCTTCATCTATTAGTATATCTGTATTCTTGCTTACGCCCGATACGATAATATAACCTTTAGACTTGAGATATTCGCCCGCTTCTGTCCTGTTCTTAAAGTCAACCAGCTTACCTGTTATGCAAACCTTAAGCCCATTACTTTCTACTGGGCTACTTTCTTGTTCAGAAGATTTAAAACTCAAAGGCAGTTTGTTTATGCCTTTGCCGAAATACTCTTTAGCAATCCAGTCTAAGATAGACTTAATAGTCTTTTGTCCTAAGCCTGCTTGCTTGCCTTTCTCCTCATCGAATTGTTCAATGTGGGATATAACTACAGATAATTTCTTACCTGCTGTTGACCCTACTAAATTTATAGAGAAAGCGTGTAGCAATGATGCTAGGTCTGCAGTCTTGCTGACTTGGATGTTGGAGTAAATCTTTACTCCGTTTTTCCCAAGGACATCTACTAAAGTGCTTTCTGTTAAATCGTATAGGTCTGATATAGTTGCGATACCAAGTTTTTCAATACTTTTCGGGCCTAGACCCTTAATCTTTAAAACTTTCGCATAGTGTTCTAACTTCTTAGATGACTGTGCCTCACAACTTTCATTTCTACAAAATAATTGGTCTTTAACTTTAACTAAGTCAGCGTTGCACGCTGGGCAGTTAGTTGGTTGAGTTATTATTTTATAAATTTGTTTTTTCATTCTATATATGTATATTATACTTAAGTTTGACCATTTTGTCAAGAACTATTTTACCTGAGGTTATAATTAAATTCTTTTTATGACTCGAGGTATGATACCCCCAGCTCTTTCTACTGTAACGGTACAACCTATCTCTAACCCTAAGTCCTCTATGTACTTAATGTTATTCAAAGTCGCCTGGGTTATCTTAGCCCCATCAATTTCTATTTGGTCTAAAATAGCTACCGGAGTAACTTTACCCGACTTTCCTGTTTGCCAAACTACATCAAGTAACGTTGTTGGAACTCCTGCACTACGCTCTTTGAAAGCATAGGCACCTTTAGGATGTTTAGAAGTTTCTCCGTAGTTCTTAAAGTCCTCATAGTTATCCACTCGGAATACCCTACCATCGGTAGGAAACTCTTTCCAGTCTTGTTTAGTAACTACATTAAAACCTAAGCACTCTAATAGATACATATCTTGAGAGAAAGAATCGCTCATACTGGGTTGAACATTATAGGCAATAAAAGTTAAATCTCTACTAAGAAACTCTTGAGTATCTTTTAGATTTAATGCACCTGCTGCGTAATTTCTAGCATTGGGTATCTCTTTTGGGGCTACAATCTCTCCAGTAATTTGGAACTCTCCCATATTATTAATCATATAAGGTATAGGTTGGTTAAATATAAACTTATTCGTTATATCTAATCCTTCAAAGCCATCACCTCTTGTTAAAACTTGTTTAACTTTACCTTCACTATAGAAGATTGAGATAGCGGCTCCATCCAACTTAGGAGTTTCAATAATATTATTACTGTAGCCCTCTAAAGGATTTTTACCTTCACCCTTATAATACTTTTGTAGGGAGAACATTCGGTATGTGTGCTTAACGCGATCACTAACAGGAGCGCCCAGTTCTTCAAACTTATGAGCTTCGGCCAAAAGGTCAAAGTCTTCGTCTGACATTGTGGGTTTTCCGTCGTAGTAGGCTTTACTAGCCTCTCTCAACTTTGTCGAGATGTCCGTCATTTACAATTTCCTCCAATTCTTTTCTTAGTTCCTTAGCGAAACTAAACTTTACTTCTGTTTCTGATAATAAATCTACTAATGCGTCAAATAGTTCTGCCACTGACCCTATAGTCATTGGTATACAAGCTCCCTCTTTAGTGGGTAAATACCCTTCATCGAAACTAAGATAGTACTTTCGTATATGTAAGTACATCTGTTCTCTGAACTCAGAGACGGTTAGCCTATATTGCTCTCCTTTAACTTCATTTTCATAGATTACTCTGTTGTATAATTCACTCATAGTCCATTTGACTAGCGGCCTGTCTTACGTTTATTCCCTCATCTTCCAAGTGAGTTAGACTACCTAACTCGTACCAAGGTTGACACGCATACTGAGAGTTTTTGCCATACGTCCAAATACGGTATACTTTACCATGTTCCTTATTGTATTGTACTTCTTTATCAATGGAAGCTAAAGTATTGTACCTTGACGACCAGCACATCTCTCCGGGTTCGTAGTCTTCCTTTAATACTTCTTCTGGAAGCATTTCAGGTCTAAAGTAACTCGAGGCCTTAGCTCGTGGTGGGACATTATACTTTTCGATAATACCTTTAATAAATAAGGTAGAACGATAATTACGTTTTGCCAAATCTACTATTGATGTGCCTTTTAAATAGTCAAGGATAATACCTTCTAACTCTAGTGGGGCAACGGGTGTTCCTCGTTTTTTGGCTTTAAGGCGTTTAGTCATTGCGACTCTATCCTTGTAGCCTTCTATAATGTTGTTAAGACGAGTAGTATTATAACTAATGTTAAGCATTTTGCACGCTTCCTTTTTAGTTATGGGTTTTTCTGCCTCTAAGAATTCGATTACTCTCTTGACACTGCTGTCTGATAAGTCCTCTCCTGCTTTTACCTTAACCCCACGCGTAGCCATTAGTCTTCCTTATTAAGTTTATCTACTACTTCAAAGAAGTATAGTGCTGCTTTACCAGTAAGTTTCTCGATAATATCAGTATCAATTTCTACACCAGCGTCAGTTAAGGCACCATTTAACTTATCAATTTGCTCTGCTTTGCTTACACGCTTAGGCTTATCACCACCTTCGCTTCCTGCTTTAGCTGCTGGAGCTTTCTTTACATATACACCTGCTTTCGAAAGAATCATACGTACACCGTTTGGAGTTTGCCCAGTTTCCTCAGCTAATTCCTTAACGATATCCATACTATTTTCAGGAGTAGGTTCTCTATCCTGATATTCTGCGATTACTTCTGCTTTTGCTTCATCTGTCCAAGCCATATTTTTTCCTTATGTTAAATTAAAATTTTTCTGTGATTTCTCAATTTCACAAACATATTATACCAAGATTTAACCATTTTGTCAAGAAATATTTTAGCTTAAATACCTAAATACTTCAGAGACAAAAAAGGAGGCCGCAGCCTCCGATTCGCTAAACCTAAAGAATACTTAATCTACTGCTTCATACTTCGACAGTCGCGCCCTAATATTGTTATGCTCCTTAGCATTTTCAAACCCCTTGTCATACAGGGCCTGTAATACTTTTATAGGTGTCTTAACAAGACTGGGTTTTAAATCCTCTCTTAAGTTGTGTAACAATAAGATAGAATGGATTAAGCCTTCTTTATTCAAGATTAGTCTTCTACTTCTTCTTCTTCTTCTTCTTTAAAAGAAGAAGTAATTTCTCTAGTTAAGTCGCGTAAAGCCGACTCTGTTTTAGCTACGTCTAATCTTAGGCCATTTAGTTCTTTAGACCATGTTCTATAGATTGAGACTAAACTTTGCTGTTGCTCAGTTAAGTCGTCAAACTTATATTCTTTATCCTCAATAGTAATTGTTGATTCCTTCTCACTCATTTTCGTCTTCTCCGTTTTTACTAGCAAATACTTTTGCTAGGGTAATGATAAATATTTCTTGCTTATTTGGTATTAGTATAGGTATTATTAGTAAGGGGGCTACTATCGCTGATAGTATCACCCATATAGCTTGTGTTAGAATGGGACTCGTCAAACATATACAAGAGGGATTTAGTTCTAACGCTAACCTTGTCGCTGGGGCATATAACACTCTATGAGACATTACTCCACCTGAGATAGCGAAAACTAGATACCACAAGTACCAAGTCATCAGTTTTTCCTCCAAATTTTTATTCAATACGATATATTATACCAAGATTATACCATTTTGTCAAGCATTATTTTTCGATTACCCATAAAAAACCCCACAATTAAGTGAGGTTTTTAAGGGTTATATTATCTTACTTTTTCGTGAAAATGTGATAAATTACTGCTAAAGAGGCTAAGCCTACTAAGCCTGCGTTACCTAAGCCTGTAATAATACCTGTAATCGTGCCTACGATATCGCTTCCGATAAATGGCACCTGCCCACCAAATATCACTTGTAACACAATTCCTAAAGCGATTAATGCTACACCAGCTTCTGTTCCAGACTTGATCCAGCCTACAATATTTTTTAACATATATATTTTTCCTTTGTTGTTGTTGTAATATATTTTTTAGTCATCTCGGACTTTTAGGTTTCCCTAAACTCTTAATATATTTTAATTCCCATTTTCTCATAATCTTCTTTTAACCATTCTAGTTCTAGTATACGATCTTGAGCATACAAATCCTCTATGTCGCCCAAGACTTCAGTTTCAGTTTCAATTTCAGTTTCAATTTCAATTTCAATTTCAGTTTCAGCAATATCATTAATAATAATGGGCTTATGGTCTGCCAATGCACAGTGCATTATTTCGTGACCTATAATAGTTAATGATTCTCTATCATCCCAAATTTTTGGTATAATGATATGTACAAAACAAATATCTTCATCAGGTTTAACTACTGCGAAGCCTCTTACACTCCCCCCTTCTGGTAATGCTTCTCCATTAGCACTTTCGTATGCTTCATTTAATCTTTGTGGAAACTTGTACAATACAAATTTAATAATGAAGTCTGTTCTAACAACTTCTATAGTATCCTCAGGCCCATACTTCATTAAGTCAAAGTCATCGAGTGCATATATGTACTTACTATTCCCCAATAGTAGTAACCCTAAAATACCTGCTAATAAAATTCCTTGTAACGTACTTTTCATTCCAATACCTCTGATGCAATCATAGTACTCACCGCTATTATTAGAGGTACCCCCACAATCATTATTAATAAAAAGGCCAAGCATTTACACTTGACCCAAGTCCACGATTTAAAACATTCTTTTTCCGCGATGCGGTGTATTAATTTCTCAAACATTGATATACTAATTTGCTAATGGATTATCTAATGCTCTTTGTACTTTAGCATTAAGTCTTTCTTCTAACTCTTTAATATCTGCTTTATTTGATGTTCTTAGTTGGTCACGTTTAGTTTCGAATCGAACTTCAGCATCATCAATCATATCTCTAATTTTATCTTCTAACTTATTAACATCATCTTCAACTCTATCAGCGACCTTTTCAATACGATTAATATCATCTCTTAAACCATTTTTAATATCTCTTGTATAGTCTAGGGTGCTTTCGATCTTGGTATCCATAACATCCATTTGCTGCTGATATGCCTCAACATCTAAGTTAGCAAGACCTTCAATCTTTTGATACGTTGTGAACCCCCCATATAGAGTACCGAGTACAGCAGATAAAGCAGCAAATGCCATACCTAATTGAGTGGGTGTTAGTTTATACCCAAGTATATTAAAAGTGGTATTAGCCAGTTTATCCTTGGCATCCTCAATCTTATCTAAGTCTTTACCTAAGTTTGCCATATTAATTCTCGAATTGTCCTTGTAATTGAAGTCTTCTTAAAGCATTCAACTCTTCTTCTAATTTCATTACCTCTAATCGTTTCTTTGATAACTCTAATTGATATAGGGTATTACAGTTAATACGTTCCTTTGGAGCATTTAATGGTATAATGATTCTAGCATATAATCCTACATCTTTTGTAGTAGGGTTATCCAAATCATCTGAACTAAAGGGCGACTGAGCATTATTAACAATACCTGTCATACCAAATTCTAAATTCATAGTACCCCCAATAGCATTAGAACAATCTAAATTTCCTGCCCTAAACTTATCCGAAGCGTAACTGTTTGACATGCTAGGAATTTGTAGACTTAAAGCATTAGCATTAACCTTTAAACTTATCACCGCCAGTATGATAAATAAATATCTCATTTTATCTTAGAACATATCCTACTTGATATACCACTTGACTTAACATCAATTGATTTTAATTTAGACTTAGAGCATATATACGTTGCTTTTTTCAAATCACCTTGTTTAATATACACATCAAACTCGATAGTTTCTAAGTATCCCATTTTGATTATTTTATATGGTGTAACGAAAGGCACTGCTACCCATTCAGAATCAAATACATTTATCTGATAATAACTTACATCATTACGTTTATTAAACAATCTCATCTTAGTCTTCGATATACCAGAAACAAAAGAGGATTCAAACTTAGGGTAAGTTGGTGTCATCTCGTGCGCCCCGGCATCAAATGCTAATATCAATCCGCCCAGAAGCACGGGGGTTGCGATCAGCTTAGAGACAAATTGCATATTTTACTTAGCGATACACTCAGCAACTAAAATAGCGTTATACACGCCACCTGGAAATGCTTTATCATAACCATTTGTAGCAGTTAGGGTAGCAGAAAACCACGTTGATCCTGCAACTGTTAAGTCATACTCAGTACTTGAATCATATGTAACCTTGGCAGCTTCATATCCAGACATACCAGCATCAGAAGTTTGTGCTACCGATGTTGATCCTGCCCAAGTAACAGTATCATTTAGTACCGGACTAGACGAGAAACTCGTAGGAGTTGTAATCTTTGCTTTGTAACTATCTGCTAATGTAATATCGTATCTTACTACGGGCAGTACTCCCCCATTTGCTACTGATGTACTTAGTGTGTGTGGATTAGGGTTACCATAGACACCTGGAATATCTGTTGTAATTAGACACCTCATTTGTACGCTACCTTGTACGGGCACATCTTCTGCCATTACATTTAGTGCGAATACTAAACCTACTGCTGTTAATAAAATCTTCATACTATTCTCCTTTGTTGTATTGCATATCAACCATTTTGGTGTGCTTTACTTGTTGTGCAAGACCCAGCCTAGCGCCTCGTTTATTATCAGGTAAGTGTTTATCTTTTAGACTTACTGTTTCTTTATAAACACCACCCTTAATCTTTTTAGCATAATAACTATCCACATTTACAGTCAATGTCATCGCCTTCATTAGTTGATTTTGAGCAATAGTCTGAGCCAACATAATCTTGCTATCAATCTCTGATAATAACTCATCTAAATCAATTTCTTCTTCTTCTTCATCAGATATTTCTTCTTCCTCTGATTCTTTTAATTCTGTCTTATTATCTAATACATCTTTGACATTCTCGTCATCTAATGCATTATATACTACTGGTTCTGGTATACTATTTATTGTACCTAATAAGGCTTCTGCGTACCCAGGGCAGCTAGGATCTGATAATGGGGTTACACATGTATTATCATATTTGTAACTGTATACTACGGAAGCATCTTGTACAGTACCAGTACCCTCTACTTCAATAGAGCCGTCACCCCATAATTCTTGGGGTATATTTGGTAATCCAATAACTTTATTAATTGGTGTTCCCCCCGGTCTACCACTCCAATCATCTGTTTCTTTAAAGATGTATCCCCCATTAATAGCATCTTCATTCTGCACATGTACTAACATATCATCTGCGGTATTCTTTATTGGTGTGTACCTGTAATATACTCCGTTAATACTTAGGTTGTTAGCCTCTGGAAACAAATTAGGCATGCCCCAATTAAGACTAGTTCCAGCAGCATTATTAGTTGTGCCGTAATTCCAGTTAGAGTAAGAGTAAGATGCCAAGCACAGCACTACCAACGCCAGTAAGTATCTTAAGCGGGTCAATCGAATCATCTTCTATATCCTTCTTAGGTTGATTATCTTTATCATTTTGCCAAGCAATTCTAGCATCTGAACCAATGATACCATTATAAGGACATGGAGTTCCTGCCATTAACATAGCATCAAATACTCTTACATCTTGACATAATACCGATACCGCGGCAACTTTCATACCCATATCATACAACGTCTTGGCATTCTTTAATCTCTCACAGTTTAAATCTCTACTAGTTGTTCCCGCACTTATACCTAGTATCTGTGTTTGAACAGCACCAGCAACGCCAACTGTGCAAGAATCCGAGTTTGAACTACCTGTGAATGTAGGAGTAATAGCAGAAGGTGGTGGAGATACTATTGTAGTCTTCACCTCTCCCGTCGAGTGTACTGTGCTTCTTGTAGTTGAATCTGTAATGATAGGATCTAATGCATATACCTTTTCATATGTTGCCAATAACACTATAGCCAATACCCAACCTAGCCCTATTTTATTCATAAGTTTTCCTTTGCCTTAATATAATCTTTAACAATACCTGACCTTACAATGTCATCCGATACAAATTCGTTCATAGTAAAATGCTGTGGTATTCTTTTAAGGACGTCAACAAACTTATGAATGTCCTTTTCATTGTTCCTAGTAAAGTCTGTCTGACATGTGTCACCACAGAATACAATCTTAGAACCTTTACCTAGTCTAGTTACTATTGAATCAGCTTCGTGGGCGGTTAAGTTTTGAAACTCATCAACAATTATAATAGTCTCATCAAGAGTTATACCTCTAACATAAGAGGTTAACATAAAATCTACAATGCCATTCTTCTTCATTAAGCCATAGGCATCACCACGATTAAACAACTCATTACAAATACCAATATAAGGTATTTCATATACTGCTTGTTTCTCATCAAGGTTACCAGGTAGGAATCCAATATCTCTAGTGGCCACGGCACTTCTAATAATAACTATTCTTCTATAGTTAAGATTAGAGTTTAGTATCTCATTAAATGCCATATACAATGCCATGAATGTTTTACCTGTACCAGCACTTCCCGCCAATATTTGGGACTTACCGGAACTATAATTAGCAAAGAAGTTCCCTTGGGCCTCCGTTAATGGGTCAAACTCTTGTAACTCTAAATGTTGCTTATTCATAAGTGCACAGGCACTTACCTTTTTTGCTCTACTCATTTATTAAGTACCTTACTAATATAATTACTTTTTACACTTACAGGTTTTAGTTCCTGTTTCGAATAGTTTATCTGCTACCTTGTAAACCACATTCTTTAATCCAAATATAACTAATACTAATATACTGATAACTGTTGTATACCATTCGGGTGCTAGGGCTAAATTAGCCCATGCTTCTGTCATTGTTGTTTCAGTAAATAGAGGCATTAAGAAATTGATAACAATAGGGAACGAAAATACTAAGACAATGAACTCATCTTTCCATGAATTATCCATAGATTCTTCTAACCTTTGGTGTTCTGCTTGTTTAATTTCTTCTTGCATACTATTATCCTAGTTATTTAACTGAACTTATCCATACGGCACCTGTTTTACGGTGTCCGTTCCACGCTGCGAATCCACCAAGTCTAAGTGCGTAATAAGCCACATAATTTAATACTTTAAACCCGTTTACTTCTACATTAATATCTCTAAAAATTACATCCATCTCTTTTTGAGTTTTTGATCCTACTGTGGCCTCTTTACTATCTTTTAGTAATGTTGCATACTTATACCCGTAGTCATGAACTAAACCTCCTACTAATAGTACTCCCATTGGTGATAACCAAGTACGTAAGAACTTAGGTACTGAAGCACCATCAAAAGTAAATCCTGCTGGAATAACAAGACGTTGGGCATCTATTGTAAAGTAAAAATCTTCTACAATTTCCCATTTACGTGTAGTCATAAACCACATCCAAACACCACCCCAAAATCCTTTGCTCTTAGTTTCTATAGGTAGAGGCTTCATTTTAGGCATACCTTCTTGGGCCCACTTCATGCTTGATCCGTCGCTACTAAGGTAGTTTACAATCCAAGCTATAAAAATAAGTCCTACTACTATAGTGAACTGCCAATACGTTACTAATAAATCCATTTTCTTCTTCCTATTTGTCTAATAGCAGAATTGCTATCGATATAAAAAATGCAATTGCAGAGATTATTGCTACTCCACAGTTGATGCATCTTACCTTTCTCACTTTATAATGCCTGAGCTTCAGGTACACTAAACATAACTCCTAGAGCTATTAGTGCTACCCAGAACCACGCCATCTTTTCTTCTGTATTCATACTAATCCTTCTTTTGAGCCTCCACATTTACTACTCTAGCAGCTTTGGCTTCATATTTATATTGATCGTACTTCATTCTTCTTCTATTTCTACGTTGTACTGCCCAAGGGCCAATAACTGTAGTGAACAATAGAAATACTATAATGCCCCCTATTACTAATTCTTTTGTTTCTTCAAATAGACAAGACCACAATTGTTGTGTGTTATCTTTTTCTACTTTACAAGATGTGTCTGCTTTCGGTAATACTTCATCAACTACTACACTAGTGGCCAAGTTCAGCATAGCTGGTATAGGCCCAGCTATTGCATAAGTTACAGCCGTAGTAGTCCCTGTCTTGACCAAATTCTTACCTTGCATAGACTCTGGCATTCCTGGAATAGATACACAAGAGGTTAATAACAGAGATAGTGATAATAATAGTACTTTCATATTATGACTCCATTGGGAAGAAGCGTGTAACTGCTGCAGCAGCAGCCAATTGACGCATAGACTTCTTGATAAGTAAATTTGGGTCACGACTTGGCTTACTTGGGTATTGAGCACCCCCTTCCGCAAAAGTGGAGTAAGGATTTTTCATATAAGAATAAAACGCGATCATTGCGCCATCTCTACGAGGCACAACGTTATCAATATTCACACTTTCTGCAAAACGCCCCGTTCTATAGTTTAGAACGGTCCTAGCTCTGCCTTTACCCATGTTATGTTTTATAGCTGCGCTTATTGCACGCTGTAGTAAACCTCTTAAAGCTAAAGGACTCATTTGAGCCTGTATTTGCCCTTTCTTTTTAGCTATCTTAGGGATTACTGCTTTGGTTTTCTTTACCTTAAAAATTACTTTAGGTTTAATCTTAGGTTTAATAACTTTACGTTTTTTAGCTTTTTTAGCTTTAACTCCCATTATAGTTCTTTCTATTGCTATAGCTATACTCTCTTCAGTGCTGGGGGAGGACGTACAGTTTAGTCCTTCTACCTCCATAAACTTTTGGGTACTTTCTATAATATTTTCTTCAAATACTCTGACAAATTCTTTTACTATTTCCTGACCTAATACCTTTTCTACGTTACCAAATGCTCTATTATCTTTAGAAATCTCTAGAGTAGCCTGCATTAAGGGCTTACCATCGGCCAGGTTAGCCATTATCTGATCTACCATGTCTTTTACAAACTCTATAGCAACCATACCCTCCAAAAGGTCTCCCACCTGTTTTTCTAGTGGCTTTATGGCTTTTTTGGCATCATAATGCTCACTTGCTCCCGGGCCTGCCGCCTCCATACCTATGGTTTCTTTTGCTTGTGCTATTCTACCTACCACTCCATAGGCTATATTTTCTGCAGATACCTCAGATAGACCTTGCGTACCTAAAACGGCTCTTCCGTACTTTACTTTACCTACTGCTCCTGCGGAGCTACCTACAAAGTGCCCTTGATCTAAGGCCCTTCCTTCTCTTACGCCTTTTAAGGGGCCGTCCAAAAGCCTGGAGGCCTGAGCGTGTAGATCTTTTTGTACACCTCTTTTACCCCCTTCCATGTGTGTTAGCTTAGTAAAAGAATATTTGTATCCTCCCACTTTAGTAGCATTTCTATTTTGTTTTTTATTTAACCAGGTAGTCACCCCTGCTCTGACTGTATTACGTCTCTGGTATCCTAGCATTTCGTTTATTGACTCTTTATCCAGCCCTCCTTGGGTACGAAGGGCTGTAGGGCCTAAGTCTAGTTCTAAGGCTTCCACTTGGGCTTCTAGTCTTCCAGCCTTTTTCATAGCTTTCTCAAATAAATCTTTACAACTTTTAGCCATATTAACTTCCTTTAGACGAAAAAAAGGCCGAGAACCTAATAGATCTAGCAGCCACATATATTTGTAGTCGAGACTGATTATCCATTAAATTCTCGACCTAACCACCATTATACCAT